AACGGGGTGCCCCTGTTCCTGGCCGCATCCGACGCCATCGATGTCCTTCCGGGTGGGCTGTTCCTGTGGGTGGCTCCGGGCGCCGGCGTCACGGTGACCGCGGCGACCGGTGACGTGATCAACTGTGACAACTCGGGGTCGGGCACGTCGGTCACCTACGACGTGGCGATCATCGGCACGAGCGCCTAGAAAGGGCCGCTGTGAAGATCCACGGCAAGTACACCGCGGTGCTGCTGGGCGGCATCGACCTGACCGCGTACGCGAACAATTCATCGCTCGACTTCGAGCCGGACAACAGTGACGTCACCACCTACGGCAAGAACAGCCACGTGTTCGCTGCGGGCCTGCTCAACGGATCCGCTACCGTGTCCGGGTTCTACGACTCGACCAAGGTAACCGGGCCGCGGGCGGCGATCCGGGCCCTGCTCGGTGTCTCCGATGTGCCGTTCATCCACCGGCCGGAGGGCACGGGCTCCGGCCTGCCGCAAGACCTGGTGAACTGCGTGATCAAGAAGTACTCCCAGACGCACCCGGTCGCCGACTACATCACCTGGTCGGTCGACCTGCAGTTCTCCGACGACGTCAACAGCACCGACCAGGCCTAGACCGGAAAAGGGGCACCACCCATGACCGAATACGCGAGCGTCGACGAACTGCTCATCGGGCCCGTCTCGCTTCCCGAAGCCGACCTCGAGCTGTCCGGCGGCCAGGTGATCAGGCTCCGCGGGCTGTCGCGGTACGCGCTATTCGCCAACGGCAAGGGCACGGAGGATTCGGGCACGATCGAGATTCGCAACCTGGTCTCGTGCGCCGTTCAGCCGGCCCTGACCAAGGATCAGGCGGAGGCGTTGATGCGCCGGGTCGGGGCCGGGGACGGGCACAAGATCAGCATGATGATCCGGGAGTTGTCCGGCCTGGGCGAGGGAGCCGACAAAAGCGCTGTGGTTGAGGTTCGAGACTGACGCGGCCTTCCATTTCGACTTCTTTCTGGCCGAGAAGATGGGGTGCACGGTCGGGGAGCTGCAGCGGCGGATCTCGGCGGACGAGTGGCTGGCCTGGTCGATCTACTACGGCCGGCGGGCGCAGCAACGGGAGCTGGCACGGATGAGGGCGGGGAGGTGACGGGGTGGACGAGAAGATCCGGGTTGTCGGGCTGTCGCAACTGTCCCGCGCCGTCCGCAAGGTCGATGCGGAAGCAGCCAAGCAGTTGCGGCTGGTCGGCAACGAGGCAGCCAACCTGCTGATCGAGAAGACCTCGCAGCAGATCCCCACGGTGTCCGGCCGCGCGCGTAGCTCGCTGAAGGCACAGTCGACCCGGACGTCGGCGCGGGTGGCGGTGGGCGGCAGCCGGGCCCCGTACTATCCGTGGCTCGACTTCGGCGGTGAGGGCCGGGTGGCCGGCCGGCCGGGGCGCCGCGAGTTCATCAAGGGTGGCCGCTACCTCTATCCGACCCTGGCCAAAGAGGGCACGGCGATCGCGAAACTGCTGCAGGACGGCCTGGTCGCCACGGCTAAGAGCGCAGGGTTGGACGTGAGTAGCTGATGGCCGGCAACAAGGTGCTGCTCGAGTTCGCCGGCGACGCTTCCAAGCTCGACAAGGCGGCCAAGCAGACCTCGGGCGCGCTCGACGACGTAGAGAAAGCGTCTAAGGGCACGGCGGATCAGTTCGAGAAGAACGACAAGTCCTCGGCGGGGCTGCTCGACAAGTTCTCCAAGCTGGGCAACGCCGTGTCCGGCGCCGGCGATGCGATCGACCAGGCGTCCGGGCTGCTCGACGACTGGTCCCAGGTTCAAAACCAGGCGTATGAGACCACCCAGAAGCAGAAGCGGGCCCTAGCCGACGTTGAGCAGGCGCAGGAGGACTACAACCAGGCGATCCGGGACAGCAAGCAAGCGACCCTCGACGCCGGCCAGGCGCAAATCGACAAGAAACAAGCGGACCTCGATGCAGCCGCGGCGCTGAAGCAGTACAACCAGGACGTCAAGGATCATGGCCGCAACTCGATCGAGGCGCGGCAGGATCAGATCGACCTGACCCAGGCGCAACAGGACGGCAAGCAAGCGACCGAGGATGCCGCCCAGGCGGCCCGGGACGGCTCGCAGGCCACGATCGACGCGAAGACAGCCCAGCTCGACCTGAACGACGCGCAGCGGGAGGCTCACCCGCCGGACGTCGACAAGTGGTCGACCCAACTGCAGACCTACGCGCCGCTGCTGTCTGGGCTGGTCGGGGTGACCGGCCTGGTGACTGCGGCGCAGTGGGCGTGGAACGCCGCGCAGGCTGCCAGTCCCACGACGTGGATCATCGCCGGCATCGTCATTCTCGTGGCGATCATCGTGGCCATCGCGACCAAGACCACATGGTTCCAGACGCTGTGGAAGAAGGCGTGGTCCGGGATCAAGACTGCGGCGTCGGCGACGTGGGACTTCATCAAGAAAATCCCGGACTGGATCGGGAGCGCATTCTCCAAGGTCGGCACGTCGATCGCGGCGCCGTTCCGGTGGGCGTTCAACCTCATCGCGGACGCCTGGAACAACACGGTCGGGGCGCTGTCGTTCACCTTCCCCGGCTGGGTACCAGGCATCGGCGGCGACAGCATCTCCGTCCCGCACATCCCCAAATTCCACTCCGGCGGCATCGTCGGAGGCACCCCGGGGTCGGAAACCCTGGCCATCCTGCAGGCCGGTGAGGAAGTGCGGACGCCGGCGCAGCAAGGCGACGGCATGACCCTGGTCATCAACTCCGGCGGGACCGCTCTGGACGACCTGCTCGTGGAGGTGCTGTCCAAAGCGGTCCGGGCCCGCGGTGGCAGCGCCCAGCGCGGTCTGGGAGGGCGCAATGGCCGCTAGCAAGCAGGCCGTGTCGTTCCAGATGTTCTACAGCGGCTCGTGGCACGACATCACCTCGGACGTGTTCACGGACGAGACCATCAGCACGCTGTGGGGTCAGGGGTCGGAAGGCGCGGCGCTGCGGCCAGGCAACATCAGGCTGACCCTGAACAACGCCGCGGGCACCTACGACCCCTCCAATCCGATGAGTCCCCTGTATCGGCTCGCCGGCCGCAATACCCCGGTGGCGCTGCTGGTCGACGGGTCGATCCAGATGATCGCAGAGGCGACGTCCTGGGCGCCGGGGCAGACGGTCGACTTCCGGCCGACGCCGGCACGCGGCCGGGCCACGGTCGATCTCGAGGTGAACGGCGTGCTGCAGCGGATCGGCCAGTCGTCAGACCTGCTCGGCTCGCCGCTCACCCGGTTCGACCGCATGTCCCTGTCGACCCTGACCGGGTCGTTCCCGCTCGAGGATGGCCGGAACACCACCACTCCGACCGCGCTGGTTCCGGGCACGGCAGTGACCAGCCTGGTGTCCGGGTACAACGTGATCGGGCTCGCCCCGGGTATCGACTTCGGTGAGGGGGATGCGGCTCCGGGCAGTGACCCGGTGGTCAAGATCCAATCCGGCGGCCGGGCCGGGATGAAGTTCACGTTCCGCAACACGGCGTCGACGACGGCCGGGTGGTCCGTGTCGTGGCTGATGAAGCTCGACTCCCCGATCCAGACGACGGCCACCGATTTCGACCTGTTCTTCATGAACGTCGTCACCGTTGGCGGGCTGATCATCGGTCTGGGCCTAGACCAGACAGGGTTGCGGCTGTTCGCATCGGACGGCGTGAATCCGGCCGCGTTCAACGTCTCCAACGCTTTCGCCGGTAGCGACTGGACGAACTGGCACCTGATGCAGATCACGGCGACGCTGTCCGGTGGAACGACGACCATCGAGATGGATGACTTCGCTCTCGGGGACACGTCGATCGGGTTCCTGTCCGGCTCATACACGGGCAACCCTGGTCGTGTCTCCGAGGCGCGTTTCTCTCAGGGTCTCGACTGGACGGGTTCGGTCAACCTGTGCCTCGGGCACGTGGTCGGCATCGAGGGGCACACGGACGACCTGATGTCCGGCAACCGGCTGATCGCGTTCCGCGGCTACCCGGGCGAAAAGGTGGGCGACCGCTTCCTGCGCATCGTGGGAACCGAGGAAGGCTATACGGCCAGCATCAAGGGCAGCACGAGCACGACCCGGCCGATGGGTATTCAGGAGAATTCGACCCTGATCGACTTCCTTGAGATGTGCGAGGCGACCGAGGATGGGCTCGTCTACGACGACAGTCAGGGGCTGGGGGTTGTCCTGCGGACCCGGGTGAGCCGCTACAACCAGACCCCGTTGACCTTGACCTACCCCGGGCACATCTCCCCGCCCCTCAACAAGATCATCGACGACCTGGGTACGCACAACCGGGTCACCATCAACAACGTCACGGGGGCCGCGTACACGGCCGAGCTGAAGTCCGGGCTGATGTCGACCCAGGCGCCGCCGGCCGGCGTCGGGCTGTCCGCCCAGACCATCGATGTCAACGTGGCGTCAGAGGGCACCACGCTGCCAGCGCTGGCCGGCTGGTGGCTCAACCGGGGCACGCTGCCCAACCCGCGGTACCCGTCGATCGTCATCGACCTGGTGGCCAACCCCGGGCTGAAAACCGCGGTCAACGCGCTGACCATCGGCGATCTGGTGGTGGTCGTCGGCGCGTCGTTCGATCCGGTCACCCTGATGGTCATCGGCATCGGCCAGAAAGTCTCCTCCCACGGCCGGCTGGTCACCTTGACCACCGTTCCGGGTGACCTGTTCCTAACGGGCGTCTACGACGGCACCGTGCGCCGGTTCGACTCGGCGTCGACCACGCTGGCCACGGCCAAGACCGCCGGGGCGACGTCCTGGGACATCAAGACGACCAACGTCGGCGACGTCTGGTCGACGACCCCGGGCTACTCGTGGATGGTGGCCGGCGAGCAGGTGCTCGTTACCGGCATGACCACGGCTGTCCTGGCGTCCGGGGTGTGGACCCAGACGGGTACGGTCGTCCGGTCGGTCAACGGGGTCATCAAGACCCAGGCGGCCGGGGCTGAAATCCACGTCGCCACACCGGGAAGGTACGCGCTGTGACCTACGCCAACGTGGCGGCCGGGGACCCGATCTACGCCTCCACGATCAACGACATCATCCGGTCCGGCCTCAACAGCACCGTTGCCCAGGGCAACCGGCCGTCCGCTGCAGGCCCCACTTCGGGCACAACCGCGCTGGGGATCCTGCGGCTGGACAACCTCAACCTGCAAGCCGGACACCTGTACGAATTCATCTGCGGCAACATCCGGGCGACCATCGGCACACCGGGCGCCAACTTCAAGCTCTACCTCGCCTATAGCTCGGCCGGCGCGGCCACAACGGCGTCGACCGAGATCGGCCGGGCGGAACAGAACCCGCCGAACAGCACGTGGAACTGGCCGGCCCCGTCCGGCTGGGTGATCCCGGGCGCCGACACGACCACTGCCAGCGTGCTGCTTGCCGTCGTCCGAACAAGCTCGGGCGCTAACTCGACGTTCACCACCCTGGCTGATACCGGCGGGCTGTGGCTGACCGTGGTCGATCACGGGGTGGCGGCCGTGGATACTGGCGTCGACGTCTAACAGCGTTACGTCGACCGAACAAAAGAAGGGCACCACCTTGAAGAAAATCCCCGTAGCGGCCTGGGTGTGCATCACGGTCGCGTTCGTCACCGTGGTGGTGGCGTTCGTGGTGCTGTCGGCCAACGGCAGTGACTCGACCGAGTTCCGCTCGTTCCTCAACACCGTGATGAACCTTGCCGGGCTGCTGCTCACCGGTGGCGCGGTCGCGTTCGCCGGCCAGGCGGCCAAGCAGACCAACGGCGGGCTCGACGAACGGATCCGGGCGGGCGTGGCCGCGGAACTGGCGAGTCAGCGTCAGAAGGACGTCAAGCCGGGTGGCGTGTTCGAGACCCCCGGGCAGCCGTCGTGAGCGGCTGGGTGGCGCTGGCCGACCTGACGTCGCTGCGGGCCGAGTTCGACGCGCTGGCCCCGGGCCGCGACCGCGGCGCTGACGGCATGGTCGGGGATGCCGCACACCAGGCGGAAAGCTCGGACCATAACCCGGACGATACGGCCGGATCGCGTACGCCGCACACGGACAGCGACAGCATCCCCGAGGTGCACGCGCTCGACGTCGACTCATCCGGCCCGTGGCCGGCCGGCATGACGATGGCAGCGGCGGTCGCGCACGTGGTGGCCTTCTGCAAGGGCCGCGGCGCCGGCTCGCCGCTGAACTACGTGATCTGGGACCACCACATCTATGAGTACCCGAGCTGGTCGAAGCAGGACTACGACGGCAGCGACCCACACACGAACCATGCTCATTTTTCCAGCCGGTACGGCTCGGGCTCCGGCTCGAGCAACCCGGAGAACTACGCGGGCCCGTGGGGTCTGGAGGAGGAATTCATGTCTGAGGCCAGCTACGCCCAGGCGGTCGCGTCCAAGCTGCACACCGACCTGAGCAACCCGGATTCCGGTCTGGCGAAAGACGTCGTGGCCATCGTGCTGTCGGTGCTCGACGTCAAGATCGGCGACACGTTCTACCCCAACCGCACAGTCGGCGACGTCCTGCGGGATGCGGCCAAGCTGCGAGGCTTCCTGATCGGCGACGCCGGCGACACCACCAGCGGCAAGATCAAGGAAGCCGCGCCGGTCGCGGTGATGTACGAGGCGGCCATGGATCAGCTCGTCCCGGCTCCGCCTACCGACCCGGCCGCCAGCTAGGGGCCCAACAGACGGAAGGGCCCGGCCCGGGGTGGTGCCCCA